GGACCACGAAAGAGCTAGATCGGTGAACCTGGAATTCGAAGTGGCAGCCGGGGGCCCTAGGTTGCGAGGCGTAGAGCCCCACGAACTATGCTAAAATTTGAACTACCAATATACTCTATTTATCATGTATAATACTACGTCAAATAAATAAAGCCGACAATTTCAGTCGTACGTTATAATCGCATACACGCGCCTATATACTTATATGAGCCTGATTCCTCCCCCGTCAAGCAAGCCACAAGTGCGTTCCACCGCGCTCACCGATGATGCAGGACCGACCAAAGTTAATAGGCAGTTGCGCGAGCTTTTTCGTGAAGCCTTCGATATTCTTGGCGGCACACAATTCCTTGTTAACTTCGCGCTCGAGTCCGAAGCGAACCGGCGCGTCTTCGTCCAAGCCATCTCTAAACTGCTCCCAGCAAGTGCAAACCCCGCTGAAAAGAACGACAAGATTGTCATCGACATTCCCTGGCTTACGCGCGATCGTCTTGCCTACAAGGAAGGCGAGGTAGACGCTGATATTGAGGACGTCCTCCCTGTGAAAGCACTTCGTGGCTAATGACCTCGACCAATCAGTAAGTAACGCGATCGCAGGAGGGGTATCCGCCCCCATCGACCTCATCACATGGGCACTTCGCAAGGCGGGAGTTCCCGGACTCGAGAAACCTGTAGGCGGTGCTGATTGGATGGCAGAGAAGGGCCTCACACGGCCTGTTCAGCCTGGGCCTGGGCAAGTGGTAGGCGAGACGATTGGGAATCTTGCAGATCCACTAAGTGGGCTTAGCGCTGCTGCGAAGACTGCTATACTCATACCTGCGCTCGCTTCACGTGGTTGGAAGCTTGGGAACGCAGCGCGAGATGCTATCGCTGGTGCAGGGCACCAAGAGCTTTGGGACAAGCACAGAGTGTTTAAGTACCCAGGGCAGCTAACTGGGGATTTGCGTGTACCAACTGGACAAGCTAAATTTGGTAGTGAGATACCACAAGGGACTCTACGGCTTAATCGAGAGGGTGCCCTCCCCGATATACTAGAAAATAAGGGGCTTTACCATGAGGTTCCAGGGCTTGATAAAGTTCTAGTTAAATTGCGGGGTCATCCAGACAGCCCTAAATCACAAGGTGCATATGCGCATCATGAGGGACCTGGCGGTATAATCTATGTGGATCCTAAAGAGAGCGTAGACCTTGAGAGCACATTTTGGCATGAGCTCAATCATGCTATAAATTCGCATACTGGACAAACTGGAACGCTTGGGGCGCAAGCAAAATTCGACAGGCTAAGCCCTGTTATGAAGCAACAAATTCCAGAAATGGCAAATTTGTTGGAACGTGACGCTCCAGATTTACCGCTTCTTATAGAACACTTGAGACGTGCAGGAAAAGTGAGTCCTAATAGAGTATGGGCTACTTCTGCTGGTGAACGCCTTGCAGAAGCGGATGCGTTTAGAGCTATGAATCCAGCTACGCGCAGTCTCTCCCCCATTATGCATATGAATAAGGGTAATAGCCCGCTACTTCCAGTAGAGAAACCTATCCCGGATGACATAATGCGTAATCTAGAGCATAGCCTACTTCTGCATGAAGGGGATCCTGCATCGGCACTTAGTTATCTGCTAAGAAAACTTAAGTGAAGTACGTACCTCGTGAACAATTCCTGCCCCTCCACAACCGGAAACAACGCTGGGCTGTCATCAATACCCACCGCCGAGCAGGTAAGACTGTTGCGCTCGTTAATGATCTTGTATTCGGAGGGTTGGAGTGCAGACTCCATAAACCGCAGCTTGCTTATGTGGGACCTACTTATTCGCAGGCTAAGCGTGTCGCGTGGACATATCTCAAGGACTTCGCTGAACCCTATCTTAGTAAACCTCCCCAAGAGGCCGAACTAAAGGTCACCCTCAAAAATGATGCCACTATCTACGTCCTGGGTGCTGATAACGCCGATTCACTACGCGGTATGTATCTTGACGGGTGTGTACCGGATGAATATGCGCTCTTCAAGCCCTCAGTGTTCTCCCAGGTTATACGACCAGCTTTATCAGATAGGAACGGATGGGCAATCTTTGCATCGACCCCCCGCGGTAAGAACCTATTCTATGACATAGTACAACAAGCAAAGAAAAATCCTACTGAATGGTATAGTTTAACACTTAAGGCCAGCTCTTCTGGCATTATTCCTGAATCTGAGCTCGTGGCGCTCAGACGGGATATGGATCCAGAAGAGTATGCCCAAGAATACGAGTGCTCATTTGATTCTGCTCTGAAAGGAGCAATCTATGCCACCGAAGTTAATCTACTATTTGCGGAAGATCGGTGTGTTCCTAATGGATTGTATGATCCTGCTCTTCCTACTCACTGTGCTTTCGACCTCGGGTTCACTGATTCAACTGTTTGCATTTGGTTCCAAATAGGCAAAGACGGGAGCATCCGGCTTATCGCATGTGAAGCCACGCAAGGCGCGGACATCTTCCATCACATAGACAGGATACAGCAATTCGAAGGCGAGTTAGGCGAGGTGTGGCTCCCCCACGATGCGCGGGCAAAAAACCTGCAAACGGGAAAGAGTATTGTAGAACAGTTCTTACAAGCAGGTTTGACTCCCCGCATTGTACCACAACATAAGGTCCGGGACGGTATCGCAGCAGTAAGACAGTTGTTCCCGCAGATGTACATCGATGAGGGCGCTACGGGTGATCTTCTAGAAGCAATGAAGGCATATAGAAGACAGTGGAATGACAATCTTTTGATCTTTAGTGATGTGCCGCTACATGATTGGGCCTCGGACTATTGCGATGCCCTGCGGTACGTAGCAATCGCAGCCGGTATTATGGGGTTTAGCCCGAAGAGCAAAGCACTAACTGGACCAAGCGCCCCGCCATCGGAGTTTAACTTGATGAATCTCTTTGAAGATAACGAAGCCCGTCGTCGGGAAATAAGGCGTATAGCATGAGTCAAGATACTGGATCAATCGAGGACCCGAGTAAGCTTACTCCAGTGCAGTTGTGGACGCGTGAGATTGAAGCGGCTGAGAAAGAACTGAAGAAGTTCCATGAGCGTGCTCGTCGCGTAACCCGTAAGTTTCTCGATGAGCGTGATTCGCTTGAGGGAGACATGAAGTGGTTCAACATCTTCTATGCCAATACAAACATCCTCGAGTCTGCACTCTACGCCCAACTACCAAAGCCGGCTGTATCTCGGAAGTATCTTGACTATAAAGACGATGTCGCCCGTGTAGCAGCTCTTATCATCCAACGATGCATTACGCAAGATCTAGATGATCCCGACGATCACTTCGACGCAGTTATGCGACACTGCGTCCAAGATCGCCTTGTACCAGGCCTCGCGCAAGCATGGTTGCGTATTGAAACGGATACCTCAGAGATTTCCGTCCCGCCCACGCCTGGCAATGACGAGATTACTACAGCAGGACCGGGTGAACCAGAAGAACCAGTTGCGCCGGGATCAGAGGGCGAAGAACCACTGAAGCAAATTGACGACCAGCGTATCGTCATTGACTACGTGTTCTGGCAAGATTTTTTGTGGTCACCTTGCCGTGTCTGGGAAGAACGGCGTTGGGTGGGGCGCGTCGCATACATGATGCGTGAAGAACTCATCGAGCGATTTGGTGAAGAAAAGGGCCGAGCATGCCCGCTTGATGCTAGCTCCAATAATGGGCATGAGAATGCCAGAGCCTCCACGCCTAAAGAAGATGTGTTGAAGAAGGCGCGGGTATACGAGATTTGGGATCGCACCACGCGCAAAGTGATTTGGTACTGTAAAGGTGCCGCAACGTTGCTTGATGAGAAGGACGACTTCCTTGGACTTGAGGGTTTCGAGCCGTGCCCAGAGCCTATGTTGGCGAATCTGAGCACGTCGAACACCACGCCACGCCCAGATTATTACATGATCCAGGACCAGTATACGGAACTGGATAATATCAACAACCGTATCTCGCTGCTCGTCAAGGCGTGCAAGGTCGTTGGGGTATACGACAAAGCATCTGGTGGTATCCAGCGAATGCTCACTGAGGGCACTGACAACCAGTTGATCCCTGTTGATAACTGGGGCATGTTTGCCGAGAAAGGTGGTCTGAAGGGTCAAATTGATTGGCTTCCCCTTGAGACCATTGTCCAAGCACTTCAGCAGCTTAACATGGCGCGCGAAGTTATAAAGGGACAAATCTATGAGCTTACTGGTATCGCAGATATTGTCCGTGGCGCGAGTAAAGCTTCCGAGACGCTTGGGGCCCAACAGATCAAGGCGCAGTTCGCGTCCGTGCGCATCAAGAAGTTGCAAGACGAAGTAGCCCGTTTTGCCGCAGACTTGATGCGGATCAAGGCAGAACTCATGGTGAAGCATTTTGATCCTGCGATTCTTGTCAAGAAGTCAAATATTCTTACAACGGGTAATGACCAGTTCATAGAGCCTGCAATCCGGCTTCTGCAAGAGGAGGAAGGTTTTGAGTGGCGCATTACAGTTAATGCCGACACCCTTGCACAAGCAGATTATGCAATGGAGAAGCAAGATCGCATGGATATGCTAACCACTGTTAGCAAATATATGCAGGGAATGCTCCCCATGATTCAACAAGCACCTAAGTCTGCTGTACTCATGATAACACTATTGCGTTGGGCAGTAGCAGGATTTAAGGGCAGCGATGAAATTGAGGGCATGATCGATAAAGAGCTGCAAATGCTCGAGGAAGAGTCGAAAATACCTCCCCCACCTCCCCCACCATCGCCTGAACAAATCAAAGCGCAGGCAGAGCAGCAACGCATGCAGCAGCAAGCACAAATTGACCAACAGAAGGCGCAGCAAGACCAACAACTCGAACAACAAAGAAATGCAATGGAAATGCAACGGTTGCAATTTGAGGCAGCATTGGAGCAGCAAAAAGCACAAATGGAACTTGCTGCAGAACGTCAACAACTTGCACTAGAGCAGCAACGTCAAGAAATGATGTTGCATTTTGAACTGCTAATGGAACGTTTGAAACTCCATTCTGCAGAACAACAAGCTGAAGTTAAATTGGAGGCCGCAAATGCTCAAGCACAAATCCAATCCAAAGCAAAAGCTAACACCAAATCAAGTAGCAATGATTCGTAAATTGATTTTATCTGCTGGGGTACTCGCAGATAGGTTTGGAGTTACAACTTCTACCATCTGTAAAGTACGTAACGGCTGGACATACAAGAGGTTACCAAAATGAGTAAAGGGGGCGTTTGGGTCTACGACCCTGAAACCATGCGCATGGTGCCTAAGGATCAATTTCGTGAGTACGGAAATCGCGGGGGAGTTACATTCTTGCCAGACTTGCAAGACTTTACCTCCCCGATTGATGGCAAACGGTATTCAGGTAGAGCTGGGCTTAGAGAGCATTGCGCTAGACATGATGTAGTACCCAATGCAGAGTTAAAGGGCTTACCCTACTTACAAACGAATTCTGACCATAGATCGCCAGAACAGCGACGTGCTTTTGCAGAACACAGGAAGCAAGTCATCATTAACGCAGTAAACAAACATTATAGGTAACGCAAATGAGTGATAGAAGGGCCACCCTAGAAGCTGCATTTGATGCAAGCGAGTCGGGACTCGACGTTGAGGATTCCGTTGAACAGATTACGGCCGAATCGACGGCCGCCGAAGATGCCGTAACGGAGCCAAAGGAGTCCGTCACGACGTCGGAAGCACCCGACGACGAAACGGCTGCTGAAACTGAAAAACTCGCGACAACGAAACCAACGGAAGAAAAAACAGAGGTTGTTGAAAAACCTGTAAATGTTGAGCGCGCTCCGCAGGCTTGGAAACCAGCGCAAAAAGCGAAGTGGGACAAGCTCGATCCAGATATTCGCCAAGAAGTGCTCCGTCGTGAGCATGAAACTACGCGAGTTTTGAATGACTCGGCAGGTGCTCGGCAATTCTCTATGCAGATTAATCAGGCGATTCAGCCGTACATGGCGCGAATCCAACAAGTTGGGGATCCTGTTAAAGCAATTGGTAATCTTCTTGCTGCGGATCATTTGCTTGCAACAGGTGGTGCAGCACAGAAGGCGCAATACCTTGCTAAGCTGATCAAAGACTATGGGGTAGATATCCAGGCATTGGATTCAGCTTTGGCCGGCTCCCCCATTGCAGATCCAGTTGAAAGTAAAGTAGAACAGCTATTACAGCAAAGATTGGCACCGTTTCAACAATACATGACGGCCCAACAGCAAGCAGCACAACAAGTACAACAACAAACTGCGGCACAGGTGCAAAATACTGTTGAGCAAATGGCGCAAGATACTGAGAATTTTCCATATTTTGAAGATGTCCGTGATACTATGGCAGATATTGTCGAAATTATGGCAAAAAAAGGTATGTCAATCGATCTGAAAACAGCGTATAATCGTGCTGTTGCGATGGATCCAGCTATTAGCCAGGTAGTCGCGCAGGCTTCAGTGGCACAGGAGCGCACAAAGCAAGCAGCTAAGGCTAATGCCAAAGCTCAGCAGGCTTTACGGGCTTCGTCATCTGTAAGCGGCGCACCCAGTGGCCCACTTAGCGGAAAACCTCCACGAGACCGACGAGCTGCTATTGAAGCTGCATTTGATGAAATCGGAGGAAGATAGTGGAGCTCTACACCGCCTTCATCCTTGGATCATTCAGATTCCCCGTTTACAACGTAGACGGACAGCTGCAGTCTACACCAGCGCCGTGGCCTCCGCAGACTACCGAACCTGATGAGGCAAGGGAGCCAGGTCCTCCTGCGCCCCCGCCTTGAATCCATAACGCACCCAAGGACTTATAATGGCATTCCCTAATGTAAGCGACATCATCGCTACCACGATCCAGTCTCGTACTGGTGAAATCGCAGATAACGTTACTTCCAATAACGCCCTGCTCATGCGGCTTAAGCAACGCGGTAATATTAAGACGTTTTCCGGTGGCTCGTCTATCTTCCAAGAACTCTCGTTCGCCTCGAACGGTAATGCGGGTTGGTACGCCGGCTACGAGGCATTGCCGATTGCTGCGCAGGATGTAATTAGTTCTGCTGAGTACTCGATTAAGCAAGCGGCTTGCCCCGTTACTATTAGCGGTCTTGAGCAGCTGCAAAACGCAGGTAAGGAACGCATCATTGATTTGATCGACTCCCGTATGGATGTTGCCGAATCTTCGATGGCTAACCTTATCGCGTCCGGCTTGTATTCTGATGGTACGGCTGCCGGTGGCAAACAGATCGACGGTTTGCTGAAGCAGGTTTCGACCACCCCGACCAATACCGTGGGTGGCATCGACCGTTCCACGTGGTTGTTCTGGAAGAATCAGTACTTCCGCTGCACTACTACGGGTGGTGCGGCTATGTCGGCCTCGAATGTCCAGACGTATTTCAACCGTATGTGGGCATCTTTGGTACGCGGCAATGATCGCCCCGATCTGATTATGGTTGATAATATTACATGGGGCTTCTATATGGCTTCACTTCAAGCGCAGCAACGCTTTACTGGAACTGATACGGCTAAGCTTGGCTTTATGTCTGTTAAGTTCATGGATGCGGACGTTGTGCTTGATGGTGCCATGCAGATCAACTGGACGAGTACTGGCGCTGCAGGTACTGCGCCTAACTCAGTGCCTGCAACGAGCGCGTACTTCCTTAATACGAAGTACTTGTTCTATCGTCCTCATGCAGCGCGTAATATGGTACCGCTTTCCCCAGGTCAGCGCTATTCTGTCAATCAGGATGCTTCTGTACAAATCCTGGCTTGGGCAGGTAACTTGACCTCTTCGGGTCTGCAGTTCCAAGGTCGCATGGATAATACCTAATCAAAATATGGGGCGCAAGGGCCTAACCGCTGGACGTAACTTACAGCCGCCCCACCCTTACTAAGGAGTATCTAATGAGCCAAGGAAATCTTGCAGCACAAGTAGGTGTTGCAAATACGAATAAGGTTCCTTTTATTGGAGCCTACGTTCAAGATAGCGGACAACCATCTGGGCCAGATGCTTATGGTGGGTATATTGGGGTCAATGGTTCAGGTTATTGGCTATATAATCCTGTTCAAGAAACTGATTATTCTGCTGCAGGTGGCGTTACAGTTACGGCTAACTCAGGCGCGGCAGCGGGTAAAGTTGCGCGGCTTGTTACTAATACTGCACAACTTACTGTATCTGCGGATCAAACCTGCGCAGTAAGTGCTGGAGGGGTAGCTACTGCAGGTACCGCACAAGCATACAAAACGTATAACCCGACCGGTATGGTCATCCCCGCCAATGCATTCTTTTGGGTGTTTTTGGTTTAATTAACTTAAGGAACAGAAATGTCCACCGATATTGCCGACTTTGCAATGGATTTTGAAGATAATCAACAAACTGAAGCAGACAAACGTTTGCTAGTTCGTTTTTCTATTGTGCCTACACATTGTGAGTACGAATCTATTCAGCAAGGTCGGCCTATTTACAAAGATGAAGAAGTCATTGAGATTATGGTTCCTGGATCAAAAGATTCAGTGGCTAGCCTAGTCAATGATAGTTATCGGCAGCGTTTTGCGAAGCAATATACTAACTTTAAAGCGGGCCGTGAAGCTGCAGAGTCTGGTACACCATTGAGTGCGCTTGTGTGGCTAACACCCTCGCAAATCATGGAGCTTAACTCACTTAATTGCCGTACTGTTGAGCAGCTTGCTGGCATGTCTGATCAGCTATCGCAGAAGTTTATGGGGCACCATGCTATGAAGCAACGTGCGCAAGCATATCTTGAATTCGCCAAAGATGCAGCACCTATGTTGAAGCTTCAGGCAGAACTAGAAAAACGCGACGACCAAATTGCGACCATGCAAAAACAAATTGAAGCGCTGGCTGAAGCAGCTGAAAAGACAGAAGCGCGTGTACCTAAGGTGCCTGCAAAGGCGTAATAATGGCGCAGTACTGGAACGCACTTCAGGTATTGAACCAGGTAGCGGGGGAGCTTGGCCTCCCCCGTGTCACAACTGTAACCGGTCTTTCTGATCTTCAGTCTGTTCAACTTCTTTCGCTGCTAAACTCAGGCGGTAATGAGCTGATGCTCTACTATCCTTGGGAGCAGTTCAAGCAAGAATGGGAATTCATTACTGTAGTAGATCAAGCGGACTATGATCTTCCAGATGATTATAACTACTTCGTAGATCAGACCCAATGGGATCGAACTAATCACTGGCCCTTGCTAGGCCCTAAGTCACCCCAAGAATGGGCCTTTCTAAAAGGATCACTTGTAGCGCCGTTGCCACGTTTGCGGTACCGTGTTGTAAATGATAAGCTTAAGTTGTATCCGACACCTACTACAAGTACTTCGCCTAATACACTTACGCTATCAATGGAGTACATACGAAGCAATTGGATTGTACAGGCTCTGGGTGGGGCGGAAGCTTCAATGATTACGAATGACAGTGACGTATTACGGTATAACCCGTGGTTACTGATTAAATTTGTAAAGTTCAAGTTTTATGAGCTCAAAGGCTTTAGTACTACTGGGGTTAACGGAGATTTCATGCGCGTCTTTAGTACCCTTACAGGTAAAGACGTGGGCGCAGAGAAATTGTCTCTTACAGGTACGGCAGGCTCTGTGGGGTACATTGGATACGGGTCAATTCCGGATGGTAGCTGGAACGTGGGTTCGTAATGTTTAGTACGCCAGTCCAAGATGCGGGTAATCAAATTGCCTCCGTGCCAGCACCGATTGGTGGTTTAAACGCGCGTGACTCGTTGGCAGCGATGCCAGAACTAGATGCTGTTGTACTGCAAAATTGGTGGCCGCAGCCGTATGGTGTGAGCATTCGCAAAGGCTACGCCATTTGGGCAACGCTACCGGGCGGCGTTGAAGTAGGTACTCTAGGTAATTGGGCTAGTGCAGATGGTACCCAAAAGCTCTTTGCGTGGGGCGCCACTAGCATGTGGGACGTTACTACACGTGGCGCTACACCTGGAGCAGCTATAGTTACAGGTTTGACTAATGCGTATTGGCAAACTACAGCCTTGACTAATTCTGCAGGTGCGCATTTACTAGCAGTTAATGGCGTAGATAATGGCATTGCGTATAACGCTACAGGCATGCATAGGCTATCACTCGGTGATGGCACTACTGCGTACACTTGGAAAAATCTGGATCCAAAAAACGCAGTACAGCTCACATTCCACCAGCATAGGCTTTGGGCGGTAGAGAAAAACTCTGCGCGTGGATACTATCTTCCTGCAGATGCTATTTATGGGGTACTGTCTGCTTACGATTTTGGGCCCTTGTTTGCAGGAGGCGGATACCTTTCGTTTTTGACTACTTGGACTGTAGATGATGGAAGTGGTGCAGCAGATCACCTAGTTGCCGTATCTTCTAGTGGATATGCCGCCGTTTATGCAGGTACTGATCCCAATGATTCGACGAAGTGGAGTCTTTCTGGGGTTTATTACACAGGTGCCCCAGTAGTAGGTCGACGTAGCTATTGTAAAGTTGGTGGGGATTTGTTTATCCTTACACAACAAGGCATCGTATCAATGGCTGGACTTGTTGCGTCTACGACTATCAATTCGACAAAGCAGTCGTTCCCGTCAGACAAGATTCAGTATCTGATGTCAGAACTTATTGGAGCTTACGGCTCGTTAGCTAATTGGCAGCTAAGCTACACACCAAAAATTAACATGCTAATTTGTAACGTGCCTGTAACTGTAGCCGGTGGGAATATACAGTTAGTATCAAACCAGCTCATTGGATCTTGGGCGCAATTTACAGGCTGGGATGCTACCACTTGGGAAACATTCGCTGACCAACCCTTTTTTGGTGACTACACTGGAAATATCTGTATTGCTTGGGAAGGCTACTTAGATAACGGTGGACCTATCATAGCGACTGGCCAGCAAGCGTATTCGTATTTTAAATCGTTTGGCACACAAAAGCAGGTTGGCATGTACCGCCCCCGTTTTATTACAGGCCAGGAAGTGCCTTTTTCTTCAGCTATCCTATACGACTTTGACCCGCGCAGCCTAACATCACCAGATGGCACAGACGCACTAGTAAGTTCTAGATGGGATGCTGGTTATTGGAACCGTTCTTTGTGGTCCGGCGGAGTTGGATCGCAACGTGGTTGGGTACAAGCACAAGGCTTGGGCGTCGCGGCGTCTATTGCCATTGCAGCAGCAGCTACAGAGTCTACGCTTTGGGTTAGCACTGATTACAGCTACAGAATAGGTGGGTTGCTATGACTTATGATGATTATGGCAAGTCGCTGCAGCAATACTTTGCGCAAAATCCCTATTCTGGGGTAGTTCCACAAGCAGATCCCCAAGCAGAAATATCTGGATACGGACAGCCTACAGGTTATGCCGAAGCACAGCAAGCATATCAAGATTATAACACCAAAACAGGTCAAGCTTGGCTAAACACGCTTACACCACAACAACGTGCAGAGTACGATCAGTATCATCAGCAAGCAGTAGATGCGAATAAGAAAAAAGCTAATCGGGGTGCAATGATTGCTGTTGGTGCACCACTCCTAGCTGCCGGAGCAGGTGCACTGCTTGGGCCAGGTGGTTTTGGGGCACTTGGAGGTGGGGCAGAAGCAGCTGGTGGTGCAGGTGGATTTGTTTTTAACCCTGCTGTAGATTCACAGCTTGCGAGTGCAGCTGGAGGTTTCTCAGGTCTTGGCGGAGCTAGCCTCCCCTCCGGTGTAAATCTTGGTTCATTAGGTGGTATTATGTCTACTGGACTCGAAGGTGCAGGTATACCACTTGGTGGTGTACTTAATGGTATCGGAAATGCCCAAGCACCTAACGTAGGTAAATTGCTCAGCCTAGGTACACAAAGTAGAGGCATTAATTGGGGTAAACTACTTGGAGGTGCAGGCCTTGGTGCTGCTGCATTGGCCGCCATCCAAGCACTACAAAACCGTAATAAAATGCCAGGCTTGCCAAACTTTACGCAATTAGCTGAACAAACTGCTAATTCTCAAAATGCTGCGGTAAATGCGCAAACATTGGCAAATCGTCCAAACCAAATGAACGCATATGGGGATACGTCTACCTGGACAATTGGTCCAGATGGTCGCCCAATGCAAACTACACAGTTTAGCACGGCCAATCAACAAATGCTTGATCAAAGCAATAAAACTATGGCAGCGTTGCAAAATCAAATAGCTAAGCAGTCCGGACAAAGTTTACAGGCACCAGCTATGGGTTCTGCTATGGCTAATGCGCTGCGCACTGTGAGGGTCGTATAATGGCAACATCTATGTTTGGTATGCCTCCACCGTCCAGTACGCAGGGCGGTACCCCTACTGAACCTAATCAACAAGTTGCATTAAACCCGGGATTTGGCAATGTTAGCCAAATTCAACAAGCGGTAATGTCGCGATTACAACCAGATAGAAATTATGCAAGAGAAGCAGAGATCAATAGGTTAAAGGCACAAGGCATTACAGAAGATTCTAATGCTTGGGCGCGTTCTATGGACACGCTCAACAGAGGAGATACAGATGCACAAATGCAGGCGCTTCTAGCAGGTACTGCCGAGAATAATAATATCTTTAATCGAAGTCTTGCGCAAAATAATCAAGTTTTTGGTCAGGGTCTTGCACAAGAAGGGCTTACACTTCAGCAACGTCAACAGGCAATGGCTGAGGCTAATAGCCCCTATCAGCAAGCCTTATGGGCACAACAACTACGTCCGCAAAATCCTGCGTTTAGCCAGTTTGTTAATGCCGGGC